GATCAAGCAGGTTGAGGTGGAAATTGGTGGTCAGCGTATTGATCGCCAGTATGGTGACTGGATGCAGATCTGGACTCAGCTTTCCACGGAGGCTGGTTCTACGGCTGCTCTTGACTCCCTCATCGGTAACACCCACGACCTGGTGCTGCTGAAGAAGAGTACTGGTGTCGAGCTTGATGCAACTTGCTCTGCCGAAGAGACGACTCTAGCTTGCGTTCCCCGTGCCGGTACCCCTGCCAAGACGCTCTATGTGCCTCTCCAGTTCTGGTTCTGCCGCAACCCTGGTGTGGCAATTCCTCTGATTGCTCTCCAGTACCACGAGGTGCGTATCAATGTAGACTTCGAGACTTGGGAGAACTGCGTGTATGCTGAGGATTCTTCGGGTGCCAAGCGCCCAGATGCACTCGCCCTTGCCGCTGCATCTTTGTACATTGACTACGTGTACCTGGACACGGAGGAGCGTCGCCGATTTGCCCAGCAGAGTCACGAGTACCTGATTGAGCAGGTTCAGTACACGGGTGCTGAGTCCATCACCTCTTCTTCCAACAAGATTCAGTTGAACTTTAACCACCCTGTGAAGGAGCTCATGTGGGTTGTGCAGCGTGATTCCTTTGTGGACTGCTCTTTTTCGGGTTGGATTCAGGCTGTTGGTGGTCAGCAGCCTTTCAACTACTCTGATGACTTCTCCACAGAGGGTATCATCATGTCCCTCCTCACCCAGGGTACTGCTTCATCCACTCCCCAGACCACCGTGCCTCTTGGTGGCACTAACGTAGACATGTATCATTCTGGTGTTGATGGTGCAATTAGCGGTAACACTGGCACTGCAGGCCAGGAGGAGGAGTTCAATAACGGTGTGAACTACCTACTTGCCAAGGTGATCCTACAGTCCGGTGTGCGTTGCGAGGGCAAGAACCCTGTTGAGGTGTGCAAGCTACAGCTCAACGGCCAAGACCGCTTCACGGAGCGTGAGGGCTCTTACTTCGACCGTGTGCAGCCCTACCAGCACCACTGCCGCACGCCTTCCACGGGTATCAACTGCTACAGCTTTGCTCTCCGCCCTGAGGAGCACCAGCCTTCCGGCACGTGCAACTTCTCCCGCATTGACAAGGCAACTCTTCAGCTAACTGTGTCTCTGAACACCGTGACTGGCTTCCGCACTGCCCAGGTACGCGTGTACGCTCTGAACTACAACGTGCTCCGCGTGATGTCTGGTATGGGTGGTCTAGCATACAGCAACTAAAAACGGAACTGTTTTTTACAAAGATTGCTGTTGATTAGGAGATGGAGAGACTACAGCGGACAAAGCCTTTCGGCATAAACGCTGTAAAGCCTTGTGATGCTCTAGACATCAGCGAACTGCCAGCATTTAAGGGCATGCAGTTTACAGTAGTGCGTTCGAGTGGTGAAGAAGACCCAGGCCATGAGCTTTGTCTTTATTCCCGGACTGGCTATTTTCCAGCAGTGTGTACTGCAGTAAGAGTAGACGAGTTAAAGGGGAGAAACCTCAACGCCCTGATAGAGGGCTTAGTAGGGAAACCTTTAGCTGCCAAAACAACTTGTAATTCGTATACCAGAAAAACGGTGGAGAAGAACACGTGGCGCATCCTTTTGAAAAAAGGCAAAGAACTAGGTGCACTAAGACAGCTTGTAAAAGTTCGTCCAGACGGCATGTCCTCAGAGGAAGCCGTAGCCTGGCAAGAAGAAGCTCTGAGACAGCTAGAAGAACTAGCGATGCACTGAAAAGACGTGCAAACAATAGCAGAAATTCTGCATTTTTAATATCTGAAGTCAACTGACACAGATATTAAAACGGATTTCTTTTTACAGAAATACGTGTGAATTAAAAAATGGGAGCTTACTCTGTAAGATTTGCAGATGCAATACCCGTTGACAACGTGTCATTACTTACTAACCCTAAGAGGTTTACAGTAGTACGTTCGAGTGGTGATGAAGATCCAGGCCATGTGCTTTGTTTAGAAGGAGTATATCTCCACCAAGCTGTCCGTATGAAAGAATGGACAGAGGAGAAGGAAGGGAAACCTTTAGCTGCCAAAAGAACCTGTAACTATAACACAGGAGAACCTGCAGGACCAGAAGTCTGGCGCATCCTTCTCATCAAGAGAGAAGAAGGAAAGGAGCCAATCTGGGCATGGAGGCAACTTGAAAAGGTTCGTCCAGAAGGCATGTCCGTTGAGGATGCCGTAGCCTGGCGTGAAGAAGTCATCAAAGAGCTGGAGACACAATAATAGAATTTAATCGAGACCATCATCGTCTCGACTTCTAAAAAAAGTAAGCATATTTTTATTTGTTTCTGAATCTTTTAGCTCATATACACCATCCTTATTTTTACCAGCAAGACAGTCTTCTATATTACCATACTTTTCAAAATACGAATAGCGTGAAATATATTGTCTATTTACAATCGAACCATGATATAAGTGATAAAGAATTGTACCACCTAAGAGTGAGATTTCAAGGTTTCCCATTGTTTGTTTCCATTTATTGTATGAATTTGAATATATTCTAGTTTCATAGTTGGAGGTTTGTGTTGGATATCCCATAATTCCATAAGCAAACATAGTATCTCCTGATCCGATTACGGCTAAATCATAAAATCCACTTTTATTATACCATTTTCGAGTAAATGCCCAAGCAAATCCTGGATGAAAGTTTCTGACATTAGTTGATTCGTAAAACCGCTTATTATCAGGAACTTTTAAACAACTAGATGCAAATTTTTCTATGCCCGTGTATGTAATATCTAGCCAAACAGATGCTTCAAAACACTGAACAATTTGACATGAATCAAGCAATATAGATAGTTTATCGTACCAATCGGGACTCCCAAATAATACATCTGCATCTAAACATGCAAGTTTCGTAAAGTTAATAGGTATTTTTTTTTCAAGAATTCTAATCAGATGTTCTTTTTGAAACAGGTAACTTGAACCATATACATGTATTGCATCACTAATTTTTGGTTTGGAACCTTTCATCACAAGTTCCAATGTAAAAACTGGTATATTTGCCAGTTTTAGCTTTTCACGCATAAAAAGATAATTCATCAGAATTCTAACAGATCCAATGTAATCAAAAAAGACAAGGATAACTGCAACATCATTGCGTGTTGGAATATTATAGTTTAAATTTGCTATTTTTGGCACTTCAACTATTGGTTCTACTATCGTGTCTTCTCTTGGTAATATGATTTTTGGTGGTCTCGGTATTGATTGTGATATTAGTTTAAATAATGACAATGGTTCCGGTATTGTTTTAAATAATGGTTCTGGTTTTATTGGTGGCTCTGGTTCCTTATAATCTACGTTAATACTAACATAATCTATCTCTACTTCTGGTGGTGGATATTCTTTATGTTTTTTAAGTGGTAATCTTGGTAATCTTAACATCATTGTTATAAAGACAATAGAACTTATTAAACAAAATCATCCATGCGTTCTTTAAAGTATCCGTAAAGCTTTTCGTTTAAATTTGAGTCAGCTAATTCAAATACACCATCACGATTTTTATAAATGATCTCGTTAACATCATTAATAATGTCTAAAATTTCATTTCTTGACTCATATTGTCTCTTTTCAAGACTTCCGTGAAACAAATGATATATATTGACAGGTAGATATGTTATTGTTGGGTTTCCTATAGTTTTACTCCATCTTTCTAATGAAGATTCATAGAATGAAAAGTTTTGGGTTCCTTTGTATTTTTTACCAAATAGTCCATAACTAAAAAGAAGATCACCGGAACCAATAATAGTCTCATCAATGAATCCTGCTTGATTATACCAATTTCTGGTAAATGCCCAACCAAATCCAGAATGATACAATTTAGAAAATTCTGGGTCCCAGAGTAAAATGTCCTTTTCTGATGATTTTACGTAAGTATCGGCAGTCATTGATGTTTTTTTGTAAGTTATATCCAACCAGTTTGCCGTCTCGAAGCAATGAGCGACATCATGTGTTTCAAGGATTACCGAAAGCCTATCATACCATGCAGGATCATCAAATATCACATCACAATCAATGAATAATAGTTTTGAGAATCTTGCAGGTATTCTACTTTCAAGAATTCTAAACAGGTTTTCCTTTTGAAATAAATAGGATGTTCCATACACATGAAATGCATCTTGAATATATGGATTACTTCCTTTAATTACAAGTTCAATTGTGAAGACAGGTATTCCAGCTGACTTCATTTTTTCAATTGTATACAAGTAATTCATAATAAGTCTACAAGAACCTGTGTAGTTGAACAATGCAAATCCAACTGCAATGTCATTCTTTGTCGGCTTGTCATAGGATATATTTGCTATGATTGACTCTTGCATTTTATTGTAGTGTATAAACAAATGCCGCATAAAACCCTTAAGATTGGTTCACGCCGTCAGGTATACAATGGTTCTGCTGAGAAGACACCTGGAGGTCTGACAAAGTCAGACTTAATTAAGAATAAGCACGGACGTATTGTATCATCAAAGAAACACCATACTATGCGTCAGAAAACACAGTAAAACGGAAAGTCTAAAACTTAAAAAGTACTATGAAAAATGACAACCTATGCTGCTGGTGACTTCTCCTTTCTGGATACTAATACTGCAGTGATGTTATCAGACATTTATGAAACAGTGTCTAAACTAAACCTCTGGGAAAAGATGAAGGATTTTATCCCAGGCGACGGTGGTTATTCATTTGGCGAAAACCCAGGTTGGGTTTCCGAGATTCTTAACGGGATCAGCTACAAGGGCCACAGCGGCAGTTCAGGTTCCATGTGTTTTACACACATGGACTTCATAGCCAAGTATGGCTGGGAGAACTACGTGTTAAAGCTCACCAAGAACGACGAGGAAACAAAGTTACGCTTTCAGATCATGGAACTTCCGCATAAGATCCAAAGGGCTGAAAAGTGCCTTGCAGACTTACAAAGAAAGTACGGGGATAACCCCAACACTCTTTGGCTAATTAAGCAGGCATCTGAGAAGGTTGTTTCCTTAAATAATGAGCTTAAATCGCTGGACTATTGATAAGCCGAAAGGCCATTTTTCTACTTAAACGCACTAACAGAAGAAATAGAAATGTTCACTGTTGAAGCGAAGACAGTTCAGACGGGAGCTGTCCGTACGCTCATCGAGGCTCTTCGTTCTATTCTAGTTGAGATGTCTCTGCTTTTTGACAAGGATGGTATCCGAATGGTAGCAATGGATAACACACGTACAGTTCTGGTTCATCTCCGTCTACACGCAGATAAGTTTGAGAAGTATTCCTACAATCATAATACACTCAAGTTTGTCATTGGCGTAAATACTGACCACCTGTATCGTGTTGTGCGTACGGCAACGAATGACGACACTCTGTCATTTTATGTTGACAAGGATGACCCGAACTCTCTTGGTATACTCATGGAGAATGGAGAGAAGAAGCAGGTTCACAAGTACAGGCTGAACCTGTTAGATCGTGATGAGCCCGACCTTCAGCTTCCCGATACTGAGTTCAGCACACGTATTACTATGCCTTCTTTAGACTTTCAGAAAATTTGTCGAGACATGACGCTGCTTTCTGCAAAGACTGTTGAGATTACCAATGTTGGTTCTTCACTGACTTTCAACTGCAAGGGACATTTCGCATCACGAACAACAGTGATGGGTGATGGGGAGGCTGATTTCAATATCCACAAAAAGACTTCTGAGGAGATTGTCAGTGGCCAGTTTTCTTTGCCTCACCTTGTTCTCTTTACCAAGTGCACCAATCTGTGTAACAACTTGGAGGTTCATATGAAGAATGGTTGGTTTCTGATGATCAGGTATGTGGTAGCAAATTTGGGTGAAATTAAGTTGTGCTTAATGCCGTGTACTGCTTAGATATCTATCCCATAATACTTGTACACAAATCTGGAAACATATGAAAACAATTCAAGACCGAAACACAATGCTGTAAACCCTTCTGCAATAACAATGTATGTTATAAATTGATTTACATCAACACCAGTTGGTTTTATTATTTTTTCAAGCAACGGATAAAAAATTGTTTGTTGCTTGGTAAGTCTTTCTTCCATTGGTATGAGAAGGCATATGTTAAAAATAACGTGCTGCATAAAAATAAAAAATAAGCAAATAAAATTGAATAATTTAAGCCAAAAATTAGGGTATATCGTGTGAGAGATAAAGCTAATCAGTGGAACTGATGCAGCAATCAATACATGAAAAACACCGATAATATATCCAATGACTTCTCCATCGTTTGATAGCCAGCTGTATAGATAGCATATAAATTTTGTAAAAAATATTTCCAAAGATTCTTGGATATGCTCTCTATCCAGATTTAGTGTTATAATCATTATTGTCTACGCCAGATTCTTGTACGGTAGTAAAAAACTTATATAATTGAAAACAGACAGAAGCCACCAAATAACCGACTATATGAATAAAATATTTTTGCATACTATTGCCAATTAGATTGTATACAATTCCTATGTAAGTAAGAAACATAACAAACAGTCCTCCAACTGCTCGTATAAGAAGTTTTCTAAGGCTGTGTTCTTCATTTATAAATAGTGGCTCAAGCCCACATGCTAAATTTATGTAAATTAGGTATGCAATATCCATATATGAAAACCAAGTAGCCGATGAATATGTTGTAAAAAAGAATATAAGACCTGAAATCATCATTCCCTTTTCGGTATTATTTGCTGGTTTTGGATTAACAATATAATTATTCAAACATGTCGTTAAATATGTGATAAACACAAAATTAAAATCATTCGAAAACATGGACCCGAATAAAAAACAATGTAAGGCAAAAAGAGCCTTTTCGGCTATATCGCTATGTATGATATTGTTATCTGTTAGGTCGTCATGTAGTTTTTGAATTGCTCCTGCTAGAAATGCCTCCATTTATCCTTACTTAGGTCTTGCTGTATGGGAAGTATACGTGACGTCGTCGGTAACTTTGT